ATACATTTGAAGTAAATCGAGGCTCTTGACCTCCGTTACCGTCGGGCACTAATTCATCACAGTATTTTGCAATTCGATACAGAGCGAACTTATCAATATCAGTCTCTTGAATCCAATTTCCTAGACCGTAGCGATTATTAACCACCATGTCGTAGAAAACCCACGCTGGATTATTTGTGTATTCTTTTTCGGATTTGAAAGCACCCGACCATGTTCCTGAATATGATGCAACTCCTGTGGAGGACTTTTCTCGAGTTGTGTAAGTATCTGGAACAAGTACCTTCATACCTCGGCAGAGATAAGTTCTTTTTGGATTATTCGAGAAATCTCTTGTAGAAAATCGTGTGTGTGCGTATGCTGTGTAAGGCCAAGTAAGTGGCTCTGAAATCACTGCTGTAAGTTGAGTAATTGTTGCAGCACTGGTTCCTTCATAGCCGTCTACATTGGGGCCGTTCGTGCCATAGTTTGCTGCTGCATCAATATTTGATTCTCTTGTAACACGAATCTTAAAGTTTGTAAACGTACCAAATTTATTAAGGTCTATAGTCTCTAAAAAGCTAATTGGAGAAGTGTGTGTTCCTCCGTGAAAAACCTCCAAATTATAGGGCTGATATGCTCCGAAAGAAGAACCTGCCGCATCAGTAGCAAGTGCAACCTCTATCTTGTAAAAAGCTTGTCCAGGTAGAGTCGCTCCTTTATCAGATCTATTATAAAGTGCAGGATAATTAAAAAGAATTTTTACTAAGTCTGTCTGAGTATACTTATCAACAGTTCCTCCAGAGTAAAAATCGCTTCCAGCATATTCATATACTTGAGTTCCTGTGTCACCTGGCCCTACAATTGCATTACTAACAGAAGTAGTTACAGCAGCAGCACTGGAAAGGGAACTATCTTTTGAAATAATTGGGGCTTGTCCCAAAGTTCCTGTTCGAAATTGAGGGGTTGTATTTTTATACTTGCTCGTAGCAGTAGTACCAGAATCTATAGAGTTTCCAGAAATATTTCCTTTAAAAGTACCTGTGAGAGTGGAAGCAGAAGCGAGTGTAAATGTTCCGGTTGAATAACTTGCAACTTCATGAGCAACATCAACTCTTACAGAATAGGTCGCAGTAAAATCGGTTATTCTATTTATAAATCCTTCTGTAGCTATTCTAACAGAGGAAGCGCTCGTTCTAGATTCAATAGGTCCGGAAGCTACGACCTGTCCTTCAGAATCAATAAGACTTACTATTGTGTAAGATTCTTCTCTACCTGCTACAGAGTCTCCCGATCCTATTGTATAGCTAGTATCAAATATAGATGTTACAGTATTTACTGTAAGCCTGCTTTTATTTGGCCAGCCGGATGTTATTGCTACACTGCTAGTAGTGCCTGTTTCGCCGCCTACCGCTGTAAGGTATCTTTTTTCTGTGAAGTCACCAAAATCTAAATTGGAAGGAACATTTGCTGAAGTTACTGTAGTGGTTCCATTAAAAGTAAAGTCTGCTGAAGTTGCACTTGCATACACAGGACTATCAGAAGCATCTGCTAATGGCTTATCATCAAAATATACAGACGAAGTGCCGTTTACAAGTCCGTAAATTGGCCCCTCTGAAATAATGTCGACTGCTGTAATATACTGAGCATTTGATTTTACATTATTAAACTCAGAAGCGGAGTCAATATCGACGCCCTGTCCAGGATCATTAATATTCTCTAACCCACCCGAAGAATCACTAGACGGAACATTTGCATCGTATGCCTCGTTTTCGGCTGCGTCAGTTATATTTCCCTCTGCATCTACCCAAGCATTAACAGCCGCTATGTCAGAACCAGACTTATAATCGTCTTGATCAATATTGAGAGAGACAGGCATTCCAGGTACGCGAAGTTCGCCGTAAAGAACAGGTACTGGGTCACCTTCGGAAACGTTTCTTTGTCCACCATTAAAAAGGTAGCTTTCTTCTGGGTCTGAGTCCACAGAGGGGTCAGGGGCCATAAGCTGCTGAATACCAGTTAATGCTAAGTTAGTCGCAATACCTGCGGCTACTAGACCATAGGTACTTAGTGTCTGGGCTCCAGCGGCCGTAGTGTTGAAGAAAAAGGCGTTTAATGCACCCGAGCCTCCTGCAGACACTACTAATAGAGCTGCAATTGCTACTGCGGTAAGAATCTTTGCCCCACCAGACTTTGAACCTCCGATGACAGGAGTAATGATAATATCACCTTCTCGAAAAGGCAACAGACATTCACGAGGGTCTTCAAGCATTCGTCCCTGTATCTCTACAGAGAATCCTATATCTTGTTCATGGGCTTCAATTAAATATTTTCTAAAATCAGGATAGTTTGCCTGAATACAACGGAACGCTTCTGCAACGCTATCGCCACAGAAGTCCAGTACTGGAGTAATCTCTTTGCCTAAGTGTCCGTCTAAAAATATTTTACGGTTCATATCTGTAAATTCCGGTTAAGTACTTTATCCATAAAGGGTATAAACTTTCTCTGCAAGATAGTCGATTTACTGCATGATGAAACATCACATCATCACCAATAAAAACTCCGCAGTGATTAGGAACATCTGCTCCCATTGTAAAAATTAGTAAGTCTTGTGGCTGTGGGTCATCTTCTACTTTTCTAAAGCCCCACTCAGCTATATGCTCGTCTGTAAAATAATTGTGCCCTTTTTCCCACCAATCATCGAGATATGGGGCACGTTCTCTCAAATCTATATTAAAGTAATGCTTGTAGTAATCTCTTGCTGCCTCTAGGCAGTCTGTGACACCGAACTCATACTCTCTGCCTATAAGAGGATTCAGTACCTCTTCAGGCTCCACAATATTTAAGTCCATACCAGGATAAGAAAATATCCAGTATGGTATTCCTAGTATGTTACAATGTTTGATATCATTGCTACTAGGATCAGAAGATCCGCCAGGATGGTTATGAACAATAGCGAATATGTCAGCTCTTTTTCTAATTTCATTATACTGCTTTGGGTCAAGTATGAAGTCTTCGTAGTCTTCGGCAAGATTGTCACAAGGAAACCACTCTTTCTTTCCTTTTACTATTCCAATTATGCCACACGCTTCTTTTGGATACCACTTGTCAAAGTGTTTCTGTATCTCTTCGATCATCTAAACTTCCTGCTGCCTGGGAATGCTCCAAAAGGCAAGGGTTCGGTTGTCATATGTCTTTGTGCGCCGCCATCTACATCGGCATTTCCATTTATGTCTGGTCGAAACTGAAATCTTGCTTTACAAGAAGAAAGTTTCTTACCGCAGACATCTCCACGAACCCAAAAGCGAGAGTCTGGGTCTGGAGTATTTCCTGTTCCTGCGCGTACACACTTCCATACAGTGTTATCATATTCTACATAGTCGTCTACAGCATAAGCTGTAGCTGCGGAATATACTGTGTAAGTTTCGTAAGGAATTGTGAGTGTATCACCAGAAGGAATAATTGGCACATCCCCATCTGTAAAATATGCTTTATAATCGGTACCGTCTATATTAATCTGGCTGTTTACTCTCCAGGTACATCCACCGACATCTGACCTATCGTATCCCTGATATACCCAAGAGCAGTATTTTCCAACTACAGTTCTACCTGGAATTGTGATACCTGTAACATCAAAGGGTGCAGCGAGTTCAAAAGATACGGAGACAGCGGTTTCTGCTGAGATTCTGTCTATATAGTAAATCTTTTTGGGAAACTCGACAGTTGGGCTTGTAGAGAGATGCTGCTCAAGAGTGCTACGAATAGTAACTTTTGTACCAATAAGGTCTTTGTTTTGAAGCCCACCAAGAGAATCTGACCAAGTAGAAAGTACATTCGCTACAGTCATCTCGGGGCGGTTGATAGCTCCGTCAGCATTTATCTCAAGGCCAGTAACTTCAATTGGAAATGCTGAGTAAGTATTTCCATCAAACACAAGATCTGCAAGAGTCTCGTCGACTCCTGGGTGCAGATATATGGTTCCTCCTGAGAGTTCAATTTCATAGAAGTATAGTATTCCACCTATCTCATGAAGTTGAACTACATCTATTAAATCTGTCATGCTTCGTAAACTCTTCTAAAGGTTGCTGTAACTGTATGGCAGTCGTTCTGAGTATAGACCATATTCCAAGTCTCGCATACTACTTTGAGCGTTCTTTCGGGAGGTGACTCATTCGTATCACTAATTTTATAATTAAAGGAGGTTGCGCCACCGAGAGACTCGAAGTAGCCTACTATATCATCCGCTTCGGCGGATGGCCGATTGACGAAGGATATGTTGAAAGTCTCAGCTACGCTATTTATGCCATCAATCGCTCTTTGTTCATATCCATCGCCAAAACGAGCAGTAAGAACTTTGGGATTACTTCTTTTAGCTAAAGAACGGTCTGGTTTTATATCCCTGCTTCCATATGGTGCTGAAGTTGTAAATCCGATCGCCATTATGCTACTCCATACGGACTAAGTATTCCGCCTGCTCTCTTTTGATTCTGAAGTTCTTTTTGTACTGCTTGTGCAATAATGTTTCCAATATTTGGCCCCTGCTGGGAAGTATCGGTAGTAGCATTACCTTGATTATCAATAGCTACATTTACTGTAACATTATTCTGTTGACTTGAGCCTCCCATCATTTCTACAGGAATAGACCTTCCGTTAGGGAGCGGGACGACGGCTTCCGTACCATGTAAAATGGCTGGATAGCCCGAAGTGCTTCCTGAAGCAACACCGCCGGAAGAATAGCTTGGTACAGTTTTACCGTTACTTACTACACCTCCCATTCTAACTGATGGTGGTGCAGGTGCAGGTAGCAGGGCTGTATTAAAGTTTTGTGATTGGTCTAAAATAGCATTACTAGTAGACGCAGAAGTCGATAGACCTGAGATCGCTGCTTGAAGAATGCGAATTGTAAGCATCTCAGCAATAACTTTAGAAAGTGACTTCAATATATTTGTCGCCATATTTGCAAAAGCATCTTTTACGCTCATGGTTCCTTGAATAACAGAGTCAAAGGCAGAAGCTATTCCAGTTTGAAAATTATCTCTAAATGTTGCAGTCAATCTACCAAGATCACTAATTTGTTCTTCTTTTTGCCTCTGAAGATTTTCTAGTCTTGTTAGTTCCGCTCTTGCCCGCTCTAGTTCTAACTTTTTCTGAGCTTCTAAGGCAGGATTTAATTTTGCTTCTTCTATCGCAATCAATAAGTTTTCTATCTCTAATTGCTTTTGTCTTACGTCTAGCAATGCGCTTTCAGCTTGAATCTGTCTATTAATTTCTTGAGATAGAAGGGTTCCCGCCATCACAGATTTATCTGTAGCCTCTTGAAGAGCGATTCTAGAAAGAGCTAGTTTTTGTTGAGACTCTATTAATCCATCAATTCTGTTCTTAAGAGCTACAAAGTCTCCGCCTTGTACGGCTTCAT